CTTGGTTATGATGATGAAGAGGATATAGAATGTTGTCCCGAGAAAGACAAGACCAAAAGACAAAAATATCTTGTGTGTAAGCAAATAGAACAGGGTGATACACCTAGGCTCCGATCTGTCTATCTCAGACAGGTTAAACCTTTGAAACGAGATGATAATGTTATAATGGGAATACCTGTAAATAGAGGTAAAAAGAACTTTTTTAAAAGACATAAGGATAAACCATTCTATACCATCGGATTAGCAAATCATTTGAATGAAATTTTATAAAAAAAATAATTTCTAATTTGAAAAAATTATTTTTTAAAAAAATTATCTTTATATAAATAAAAATGGCTGTACCCGCAAAAAAATCTATCCTCAAATTGTATGACGGATTGGAACAATTGAATGAATATAAAGTTGACTACTCTTCTGAGAGTAAAGTTGTACACACTTACCCAGTTGCCGCAGAATTTGCTGGTTCTACTTACAAATTTACCGGTAGTGCTGGTGTTGTTGATGATATGGTAGGTTATGCCTTGACTCTGCGCAGTGACGTCGATACCGCCTCTGATAACGTCGCTTCAGAAATTACCAGAGTCGAGGGCCTTATTACTGCAGAAGAAACTGCTCGCCTCGCTGGTGATAGTGCCGCTTCTACTGCTCGTTCTACTATCACAACTAATCTTAACGCTGAAATTACTCGTGCTACTGCTGCCGAGGGTGTGAACGCTGCCGCTATTGCTTCTGAAACTGGACGTGCTGAAGATGCTGAAGGTGTTCTTCAGTCTAATATTGATGCTGAAGCCGCCGCAAGAGCCTTAGCAGTTTCAAACGAAGCTACAACTAGAGCTGCTGAAGATGCCGCAGAAGCAACTGCCAGAGCCGCTGCTGATTCTGATCTTGAATCTAAAATTAACACAGAAAAAGCAAGAATTGATGCTATCCTTAACCTTTCCAGTTCTGATTTAGATACGTTCAAAGAAATCGCAGATGCTTACCAGAACGCCGATTCTAATCTCCAGACTCTAATCACAAACCTCACAACAGATTTAAGCCAACTCCGTGCTGACTTTGACGCCCACTTTCCCTAGGATGATGCAGGAGGTAATGAAGAAGCACAACAATCTTACTCACAAGCCTTCACAGATTACGCAAATAGTCTTATTCTTAAATACGCAAATTATATATACAGAACTCCATCAAATGATTATTTTACAAATATTACAAAAATATATACCTCGACTATTGGCGCATATTTCCGTACAGACACTGGTACAGAATCCCAAGTTTGGTATCAATGGCTTGATCCCGATTGGTCCTTTGGTGAAGGTGTAGACCCAGATAATGGCGGATTTGTAAGAAAATATATAACTGATGAGAGTGAAATACCTTCAGCATATTCTGAACTAACCTAACTTAATTGAGAAGATTGTTTTCATTATCTTCTAATTGACGAGAACTATTTTAAAATTATTTAAAATTTTAAAATTTTTTTTCCTAATTTTTTTTTAAAAAATTTTAATTATGTTGTTTATAATAAAAAATGCAAACTGTTTTAGTCAAAGAACCACGTGTTGCGATTCGCGCAGACGTGGAGAAAAATCATGTGGTCCACATGGGCGCCCAAAGAACTACGCCTGTTGTACAGACCGCTGATTCTTATCAATTATCTCCTAGCGTTCCTATTAACGCTCAGTGGAGTGTAACCCCACCTTCTAACCAGACTATCATTGATAGATACATTAAATGTCGCTTCTACCTTGATATTAAGGCAACGGGCGGCGACTTCAAATTGGGGTTGGACGACGGGATTCGTCAGTTCCCTGTATCCAGCATCGTGGACGTCGCTAGTGTCAGCATCAACGGGGAAACCGTTTCTGAGAACGTTCAGAGAAAATTGCACGCTATGTTATGTTATGGAAACGATGCTGCATCACGTTCTAAATCTTGGTCTATGAGTGCTGCTATGCCTGACTCCTACCAGAAATATTCTGATTATATAACTCTTGGATCAGGGCGTAATCCGCTAGCCTTCTTCGGCGAGAATAGCGCTGAGGTGCCGAGGGGTGGTTTTGAAGTTGTATCTGTTTCAAGCACTAATATCCGTTGTGTAGTCACAGAACCGATTTGGGTATCTCCTATGTTTAATGGTCACGGACATCAACAAGAAGGCTTCGTCAATGTTAATAGTCTTGATGTCAATCTTCGCTTTTCTAGTGATGTTGGACGTGTTATGTGCCACTCCTCTCTGGGTAATGCTATCACAGCCGTGTCCTGTACCTTCTACCAAGCACCTGAATTGCTTATTAACTACCTGACCCCCAATATGCTTCAACCAGTCCCTGAACTTCAAGTTCTCCCCTATCAATCTTGCCAAGAATACATTAGAACAATGAGCCAACTTGCTATCGGTGGTTCTCAAACTGTATTTTCTGATACTATCCGCCTTAGCCAAATCCCTCGCAGAATCTTCTTATTCGCTCGCAGAACTGATGCGACTAATAGTTTCCAGACTGCTGATAGTTTCCCTTCTATCGAAACTGTGTCTATCAGCTGGGGAAATCAGGCTGGGTTACTTGCCAGTGCTACCAAACAAGAATTGTTTGAAATTTCTCGCAGAAACGGATGTAATCTAGACTTTCCATCTTTTAGCAAATACAGAGGGTCTGTGTTGTGCTTAGAAATGGGAAAAGACATTGGATTACAGGACGGTGAGGCTCCTGGTGTTAACGGTAGCTGGAACATCCAAGCACAAGTTGAGTTCAAAAATCAAGATACAGCCGTAATGGATTGTGAATTTGTAATGGTAGTGTGTAATCAAGGGGTATTTAGTATCGGTCCCAACACTGCCCGCGCATCTCTTGGAAACCTTACACAAGAAGATGTCCTTAAAGCAGAGCAGGAGATGCCATCACACGTTCACGAAGAGCTCGAAGGAGGAAGTTTCTGGAGTTCCTTGAAAAACATTGTACACAAAGTTGCTACTGTTGCTACTCCTATTTTATCAACCGTCGCTCCCGAGTTCGCCCCTTTAGCATCCGGGATCGCTAAAGCAACTGGATCAAGATTAAGTGGAGGTTCGATAAGAAGGCGTTGAGAAAAAAATAAAATAAAAATTCTATATAATAAAGAGATGCCTTATACTATACGCAAAATAAGGAATGAGAAACTTTATAGTGTTAAAAATACACTGACAAAAAAAATCCATTCAAAATCAACAACATTAAGTAAAGCAAAATCTCAAGTTAGATTATTAGAACAATTAGAAAATAAAAATAAGAAAAAATAAAAATTTTAAACTAATAATAGTTTAAAATTATTCATCACCAAGAAGTTCGTAAATACAACTATTACAAACGTAACCGTCTTTAGCTTTTAGTTCTTTTCTGCATCTGTTACATCTCTGTTTTCTCAATCCACAACAGTAATGTAGTAACATCTTTATCTTAATAAATGTTTTATTATTTTATCTGTATTCACCAAATTCTGTTGGGAATAATCGTTTATTTATAATCAGAAAACAATCTTTACAAATACTTACTTCTCGTGTGTTAAAATAAGCCTGTTTACACATTACACATCTTTTGAAAGGGTTGTATATATAAATGTATTCAGATAAGCACATTTATTTATAAGAAATATAAAAAATTCTTGTTATAAATAAAGAAAATGCTTTCTAAACCTACACAAAATGAAGTTAAAGAGGATGATGAAAAACCTACACGATTTTTAAATCCTCCTAAAGTGAGGATACCACCTCCTCCTCCAAAAACGGTTAAGATTGAAGCACCTCAAGATTCAAATCAGGATATTATATATTATAATGTCACAATGTATAATGATTTAGCAGAAGAAAAACCAATTTTAGCACAGATGAATGAAACACGAGTATCACCTATTGTAGAGAGATGCAGTGATTATTTAGTAGGTGTTCAGAGATTTACTGTGCCTGTAAATATACCACTCCAGATATATCCAGAAGAATCACAAGCAGATAATCTCTATAAAGTAGCATTAACTTATAAAACTACTACTATAATTAAGCCTGTAAAATATATTAATTATTCAAATATATTTGAATACGTAGCAAATCGAGAAATCTTAGCAATTCAACAAATTTTAGATATGACCAATGACGCTTATCAGAAATGTTTCGATGATTTAATTATAGCAGATCCTAGTTTCGCAGGTAATCGTCCTCCTGTTTTTGTATACGACCCTAATGCTAGATTATTTACATTATACGCCCAAGATATCTATTCAAATTACCAAAACCCTGCTCTATACTGCGGAATAACAATGTCATTTCCTTTTTATCTGAATTACTTCAACAGTATCCCCACAAAAGGGCCTCCTTTAAATCCGCCAGGTTCATTAGACATAGTTTTTATAGTAGAAAATAGGCTAGAGAATACATTTGTATCTGGCCCGATAACTTACTACAAAATGCAGGGAGAATACGACCCTCGTTCTGTATTCAATCATCTAGCGGGAGTTCAATTTAGAACTTCAACTATACCTGCTAATGCGGAGTTCTTAGAATCAGAAAATAATGAAAGTATCAGAATCTTAACGGACTTTGAACCTTTCGCTGGCTATTCTAATGGGGACCCAGTTCAATTTTCAACAGCAGGTATCTCAAATGTAAGATTACACGCAATGAACTCAGATAAACCACTCTTAAATATAGACTTGAAAATTTATATAGAATATAAAACAGGTGAAACATTTCCTCTTTATCTATTTGAAAATGACTTAGCCACAATTAAGTTAGTCTTTGTAAAAAAGACTTTATACGAAATGATTGCAAACAATCCAACATCAAATTAATTTTATTTTATATTTTTTATATTTCATTAATATAAAAAGATGAGTAACAACAAACTTTTAATTGAGCATATCCAAAAATTAAAACCAAAGTTGAAGATCAATTCTATTCAAACTTACATTACAAATCTCTACAAGATCTGTAGAGAATTAGAAGGTAAACCTAAAAAATATTGTGACCTTGGAGATCTGTCTTTTCTAAATAATTTTGATGCTGTGATGAAGACAATTAAAGATGAAACTTTAAACACACGCAAGAATAGACTTATAGCAATTGTTGTCTCCCTCAAAGCGATAGAGGGAGATAAAGAATTGATTGAGAAATACAGTGAACAAATGACTAAACTAGCAGAAGAATCTGAAGAAAGAGTAAAGCGACAAAAATTAACAGACAAACAGAGAGAGAACTGGGTATCTTACGATGAATTAATTGCTCTAACGGAAAAACTGTTTGATGAGATTAAGAAAGAAGAAATTCTAAAAAAAGAAAAACTTACAAGGGGAGAATACACACTCTTACAGGATTATATCTTACTACGCACTTATCTTACGTTTACGTGGCGTAATGACTTCGCAGACATGAAAGTGATAAAATCTGAGAGACAAGATGATAACAAAGAGAATTTTCTACTAATTAAAAAAGGAGTACCAGATAAATTTATTTTAAACCAGTACAAAACCGATAGTCGTTATGGAAAGAAAAGTGTTAAAATACCATCGTCTCTTTCTAAAGTAATAAAGAAATTTCTTAAATTTAACAAGTCAGGTTATTTTCTAACCTTACAGGATGGTATCAGACCTATAAATTCAAACGGGATAACTAAAGCACTTAATAGATTATTTGAAAAGCATCTGGGTAAGACTATTGGGTCATCATTACTACGCCACATCGTGATTTCGCACTTTAGGCAGAATGACCCAACTATAAAGCAGATGGAAGAGAAAAATAAGGAGATTGAGGATAAATTTATGCATTCTGCTAGCATGAACGACCAGTATAGGAAAATTGATTAGATTTAAAGAAAGGAGATTAAATAAGAAAGAATGGCAAACTATCAGAACGGAACTATTTATAAAATTGTTTGTAAAGACCCCGAAATAACTGATTGTTATGTGGGTTCAACGACAAGTCATTTGAAGAGGAAATCACAACATAAATCAATTTGTAATAATAAAAATGTTAAAGAATATAACTATCCAGTTTATAGATTCATCAGAGATACTGGTGGGTGGGAAAATTGGGAGTTTGTTTTATTAGAAGACTATCCTTGTAGAACTAAAAAACAACTTAATATAAGAGAACGTTATTGGTTTGAAAAGTTAGGAGCAAGATTGAATAGTATTTATCCAGAAAGGGAAAGTAGAAAAGAAATAAACAAAGTGTATGAAGAAAAAAATAGAGAAAAAATTAGAGAAAGACAGAAAGAATATAGAGAAAAAAATAGAGAAAAAATTAGAGAAGGACAAAAAAAGCATTATGAAAAAAATAAAGAAAAACGAAATGAAAAAGCAAAAGAAAAAGTAGAATGTCCTTGTGGGTCTATAGTTCGTAGAGGTGATTTATCAACTCACAAAAAAACCCAAAAACACCGGAACTGGGAGAAAACTCAAATTGAATGAAGTTTTATAATTTTTAAAATTATAAAATTTATTTAGATTCTAGTGTTTGAACTCTCGCAGTTAGTTTCTCAACTTCTAAAGACAGATCTTTAATAGAACCACAAAGAAGTGGAATCAATTTAGTTAAATCAACCTGTTGATACTTGGGCTTACCATTTTTCATCTCATCTTTTTTACCTGTGACACATTCAGGAACAACAGCCTGAAGTTCGTGGGCAATAAACCCCCACTCCTTATCTGTATTATTTTTCCAATTGAAATTACAGGGTTTTAGTTTTTTTACTTTTGTTAAACTACCTACTAAAAGTTTAACATTAGATTTGAGTCGATAATCTGATGGCTGTCTTGTTGTTAAAACACTATCTAATATAAGACCGTTATTTGCTCCATTATTTTTAGTAATAATAGCCCCACAGTATCCAAACCCTCTACCCGCTCCTGTGGAATCTCCTTTCCCACCATTTGTTAAAGCACTTCCATCGGCTCTCCAAAACTCTAAGTTGTAACTCTCAGTTGTGTTAATACCGTAAGTATCGCATAATGAAATACAGGGTTGTAAAGGGGATGACGTGCTTGTTGAGCGAACTTCAACCCAGTTTGCTGTGCTATCTGGTTCAATTCTATACGCTTTGTGAATACCAGTTGTTGTTAGATTGACAGTTGAAGCGCTGCCTGTTAAATTGACTGATGATGCTCGTAATTCACCTACACCAATCATTAATCCTGTCGATTCATTAATTTTTACAGGTCCAGAATGTATCACTTCACCAGAAGCATTAAACATTGCCAGGTTCTTCTCTGCGGGTGTTTGCCCTGTTGCTAGACTTAAATTACCTGTCCCTGCTGGTCCTTGTGGTCCTTGCGGACCTTGTGGACCTGCTGGACCTGCTGGACCTTGCGGACCTGCTGCTCCGTCTGTTCCGTTTGTACCGTTTGTTCCATTAGTTCCCGCAGGACCTTGTGGACCTTGTGGACCTTGTGGACCTACTGAACCTGCTGGACCTGCTGGACCTGCTGGACCTACTGTCCCAGCACCAGAAGTTACTGTATTACCATTATTATCTATCAATTTCTTACTGTGGATTTCAATCCTTTTCGCCAAACTTGCATTGAGTAGATGATTTAGACTCATTTATTATAAATAAATATTTTTTATTTATAATAAAATTAATATACACCTTGTTCGAGATCGGGGTGTGTAGCTTTAGGTTCCTCTATAATACCCATCAAAATTAACAAAGCAAACACTTCATGCTTTATTGGATCTGTATCTGGCACATTATCAAACAACTCGTGAAAATCATTTCGAATTTTTTCAATTTCATCCTTATCTCTAGCAACGATTTCTTTTATTTGATCCCAACTCAAACCAGTAGCCAGTAATGTTTGATACATCTGATTAATTTCATTAGCTGTTGCAACACGTCTCTTCTGTCTTTCAGTTAATTTCTTCTCATCACTTGTATCAAGTGATGGTATATTATCATCGTCACTGTCACTACTACTGCTACCAGGATACTTTTCTGGTTCTTTTATACACATTGATTTATCTAAAACCTCAACCAAACTATCAGATACTGAACAAGTAGAACCTGAGTCAGAGTTTGTAGTTTTCTCATCACAACCATCTTCACTATTTTGACTATCTTCATGAAAATGATAATTGTATTTTACAATTTGTTCTTCAGAATTTTCCATTTTATTATATACAAGATATTTTTTTTTCATAAATATAATTAAAAATTTTAAAATATTTTATAAAACAAATGTCTACAATTAAAGTTCTTGATTTATTTTCTGGATGCGGAGGGTTAGTTAATGGGTTATTACAATCTAAATTATCTGTTTTGTTATCAAACGAATATTGGGAACCTGCTCATAATACTAATAAATTAAATCATCCAAAAACAGAACATATTCTTGGAGATATAACAAATAAGGATATTAAAAAAAAGATAATAGAACGAAGTAAAGAATTAGGTATAAATGTTGTATGCGGTGGACCTCCTTGTCAGGCTTATTCTAATGCGGGTAAAAAAGACCAATTTGATAATAGAGGACAGTTATACAAAGATTATATTGATATTGTAAAGGCTATTAAACCCGAAATATGTGTAATGGAAAATGTGAAAGGTATATTATCTATGAAACACTTAAAAGATTTATTAATAGAAGAAGAAGTTAAGTTGGTTCTTGATTATCAGAATTCATTAGAAAAATGGGAAAAATGTACGGATAAAAAGATGAAAGGGGGGTTATTAAAAGAGAAAAATAGAAAAAAAAGGAAAATGGAAAAAGAGTGTAATGAATTGGTTACTGATAAGATA